GGCCGTTGGCGGCCATGCGGGTCACCTGCGCGCCGCGCAGGCGCTGGGCCTCGCGCTGGGCCTTGATGGCGTCTTGGTTGCCACGGAACGCAGCCGCCCTCATGGCCGAGTAGCTTGGTGAACGCGGCCGCGAAGTCCATCACAGCGTCTCGCGGTTGTGCTGCGCAAGCAGCTCGTGGCGGTCGGCCTTGCCGGCCAGGGTGTCCTTGATGCTGTCGAGCTTCTTGTCCTGGTCATCGAGCCGCCGGAACAAGTGGTTGAACGCGGATTCTTGAGTGCGCTCGATGCGCGCGATGGCGTCCTTGAAGTCGTCTTTCTTGACGCACATGTCAACCTCCTTCTGGAGATCTTTGTGGGCTTCATGCCCTATCTTCACGAACCACCCCAGCACCGCGCCGGCTGCCATGATGAGGTAATCGAAAATGGTTTCAATGGACATGCCATGGGATTCCTGCCTTGGTGTGAGGCGAGAATCCCACGGCCGTCGGCCGGAATGCGCACCCTTAGAGGGCAGCTCCCGCGAGGACCAGCAGACCACCGGCGATCCAGCCGCGATACACCTCGTGGCGTGCCCAGGGCTTGTCCTTGTCGACGAGCGCCATGCACAGCCGGCCGATGGCGCGGTCGAACCGGGAGCCTTCGACGGCGTGCAGCGCCTTGACGGCCAGCGGCATGGCCGCCGAGTAGATCGCCAGCATGGCAATGCCCTCGCCGGTGTAGCCGAAGGCGAACAGCGGTACCGAAGCCAGAACACCCCACACCACGCTGCGCGCGAACAAGCCGCGCATGGCCGAGCGCCGGAACGGGCCGATCAGATACCAGTCGCCTTTGTCCTGCTTGGCGTCGATGTGCGCCTGGAATACGTCATCCGGTGTGCGGTTCAGCGAGCCGCTGATGACGGCGCCCCACGACACCGAGCAGGCTGCCGAGAACAGCACGAGATAAGCAGCGACGAACGTCCAGTCGCGTGCCATCTCAACCACGGTGACCGGACCAACCAGCGCAATAAGCGCCAGCACGCCGAGGATGCACTTTTCGAGGAAGCGCGGCAGGCCGGCCGTGGCACCACGGTAGGACTCGGCAAAGCCCATGAGCAGGGCGGCAAGCAAGGCGATCATGCTCTGCCCTCGTTGATGCGGATGCGGATGCGAGCCTCCTCGCGCGCCTGCAGTTGAGTCGCGTACTGCGTGAGCAGCGGCGCGGTGTCCTGGCCGGTGAGGGACGCCTCGCCAATCTTGGCGATGATCCAGTCGGTGTCGGCCAGGTACTGCTTGTCCTGAGCGATCTCGGCCTGCTTCATCTGCTCCTCAGTCATCGGCGGGTTGTTGTAGGCGTGCAGCTCCTCCTCGGTCATCGGGGTGAAACCGCTAGGCACCGGCTCGCCATTGTCTAGGACGCGAACCTCGCCGGAAGCGTTCCGGTAGGCTGTCTGCTCGATGCGCTCAACCTCACCGGTTTGCGCGTTGACAACAATTCTGTGCAAAGACATGGCGATCACTCGTACATGATGTTGAAGGTGCCGGCGTCGAAGCTGTCTGTGCCGATTAAAGTGGTTATACGAAGCCGGTCGAGAGCGCCAGAAAGGCTCACAGCACCCCCTCCGCTTAGGGCTTGCGTTGCCGTAGCACTACCAAAAGAATAGGAGGCAACCCAGTCGTTTGAACTTATCTTTGTCAGAACCATCGAGCCGGAAAGCTCTACTGACGTATTTCCTGAAAGAATTACAAATCCCGTTGTGCTTGAAGCAGAGGAACATGTGTTGACCCCGCTCACGTTCAGCGCCGCAGACGCGTAGCCTGTAGCCAGGATGGAGCCCGAGCCAATTCTGACAACTGGGTTGCTTGTTCCATTTGTACTGACGTTACGGAATATCACAGTAACGCGCTTCACCCAAGACGGGATCGTGTCAAAGTCAACAGCGGTACCCGATGCCGATTTGGCGGTAGGTGATTGAAGTTTTGCCGCGACGAGGTTTGCCGTTGTCAGCGCGCGCGTACTGTCCGTGCCGGCCTGCGCCTCAGCGTCGGTTGCCAGCTCAACGATGCCCTGCACAGTTGTGCTGGCCACCTGAGAGGTTGGTACTTTCTCGCTGTCCAGCTCAGCCAGCGCCGCCTGCACGTTGGTCGCCGCGATGTTGCCCGTCGGGGTGAACGTGACCGCCGTCGCCGTGTTCGCCGGAAAGGCGGTCCAGCTCGTGCCGTTGTATGCCTTGAGCACCTTAGACACGCTGTTCCAGTACAGGGCACCCTCAAGCAGCGCGTTGCCGTCGTTGTCGAGCGTCGGATCGGCGGCCTTGCTGCCGAGGTACCGGTCGTCGAAATCGTCGTAGCTGGTCGCCGCAGCCGCTGCGCTGGCTGCTGCCGCGTCCGCGCTGTTGTCCGCAGCGATAGCCGAGGCCGCTGCCGCGTCGGCGCTGCTGTCCGCAGCGACGGCGCTGGCGTCCGCCTCGCTTGCCTTGGTCGTCGCAATGCCGGCTTGGGTCGTCGCGATACCGGCCTGGGTCGTGGCGATGCCGGCTTGGGTGGTGGCGGTGCCGGCCTGCGTGGTGGCGATGCCGGCCTGGGTCGTCGCCGTGCTGGCACTGCCCGACGCGGACAAAGCGCTGGCTGCTGCCGCGTCGGCGCTGCCGTCTGCCGCCAGCTCGCTCGCTGCTGCAGCGTCGGCGCTGTTGTCGGCCGCCACAGCGCTGGCAGCAGCAGCAGCCGCCAGGGCGCTGACCGCCGCCGTGCCGTCGGCCAGGATGCCGAACGACACGATCTCGATGAGGTCGCCGTCGCTGGCACCCACAGCCAGCGTGATCTGGTTGGTCGAGTTCTCAGTGTAGTCCACACCGGCCAGCAGCTTGGCGCCGTTCTGGAACACATGGATCGCGTTGACGTTGGGCGTGAAGGTGAACGAGGTGGTGAACACCGTCTGGCCGGCGGTCGCGGTCTCGTCGTACTGCTGCACGATGCCGACCGACGTGGCGGTCACCGTGTCGTAGACCTGGAAGTCGCCGTTGGCGTCAAAGCCCAGCACCTTGTCCGCACGCGACCCGGCTGCCGGCAGCTCGAGGCCCTGCGTGTCCGCGTCGGACACCGAGATGCGGATGGTGCGGTCGAGTTCTTCCGCAAGCTGCTGGATCAGCATGACGGCGCGGTCCGACATGTTCTCGATGACCTGCGGGTAGAACCCGCCGCCATTGGTGATGTCGGTCGGCTGCAGCGCCTCGATATTGCCGACCGCAGTCAGCTTCTCACCGGTGGCCAGCGGGTCGCCGATCAGCGGGTAGGTGATGCTGCCACCAGGCGATGCGTCTTGGTCAGGGTTGAGCGTGATCGAATAGTCGGAGTCCAGCACCAGGTCGGACTCGGCGCCGGCCGAGTCGGTCAGCACCACGCGCAGATCGGCGGCGGCGAACACCTTGAAGGTGAACGGAAACGACGTGGTGACATCGTTCCCGTTGAACGGCCCGGCCTTCCGGGTGGTGGAGCTGATGGTCATGGGGCGCACCCTTGCGTAGACATGAGGGCAGACTATCCCGCACGTCCACGCCTAAGCGCACCGATCAGCGGGACAGCCACTGCCCCGAGAATGTCGACCCGGTGGTGCCCCCGACGATGTCCGCCGTGTCTGCGCCGATGCCGCTGATGATGACCGTGACCTGGGCGATGTCACCCACCGCCATGTCCGCGACGCACGCACCCGAGAACGAGAGCATGGTGGCGTCGGTGCTGCGCCCCAGCTCGTAGCTGCGCGCCGTGGTGTCGATGCGCACCACCACGCTGGTGGCACTGGTGATCTGCGCCAGCTTCACGCTGGCCGCCAGGATGTACCGGCCTGCGCGCTGCGCGGTGAACTTGCCCGTGGCAGGGACGTACTCGCCGAGGTAGTCGGCGGTCTCGGTGTCGAACTTGACGATGTACTCGGTGCCGTTGCCGGTCACGTTCAGGATGTCAGCGGACAGCGCGACCTGGAACGCCGACGGGCGCCAGGTGAAGTCCGGCACCATGCCAGCAGCCACCGGGATGTTGCGCCCGGTCTTGTTGTCCTTGACGACGTTGCCCGTCGCGCCGTTGGGCAGCAGGTTGCGCAGGTTCACCACACCGGTGAAGCCCGAGCCAATGGTCACCAGATCGTTGACCGCCGACGAGGAGCCGGTGATGGTGTCGCCGGACAGGGCACCCGCGCCTTCCATCGAGATCATCGTGTCGCTGATGTCCTCGCCGTGGTAGCCCTTGACGATCAGCGTGTCGTTGACCATGCGGATACCGATGGGCAGCTTGTTCACCGTGTCGCCGGCGATGGTGGCGCCGTCGACCGACAGCACGAATCCGCCGACCAGCGAGATCTGGTTCACGCGGATGCCGCAGGCGCTGGCGTGCGTCGAGTTCGAGAATATCTCGATGTCGCGCAGCGCCAGATAGGCGGCGCCGCCGTAGCCGTCGGTGTAGATGAACCCGTTTTGCGTGGTGCCGTCGAACTGGATGAGCACCCGCTCCATGCTGCAGGTCTCTTGCCACGCCTGGCTGCGCACGACGGCGGTCATGTTCTTACCACGGCCGTCGACGTGCAGATCGCGCAGGCCCGAGGCGAACATCGAGCTGGTGCCGTTGGCAGCTGAGATCAAGTAGCTGGCGGCGAAGGTGCTGTGCGGTTTGATGACCGACCCGCGACCGTTCGCGCCCTGCAGCACGACGCGGTTCGGAATGTCGATCTGCGCGCTGCTCAGGTAGGTGCCGGTCGGGAAGTAGACCACCTTGCCGGTGCCGCCCGCGACGGCCGTGGCCGCGTAGGTGATGGCTGCCGCGATGGCGGCGTAGTCATCGGCCACGCCGTCACCGACCGCACCGAACGACTTGACGTTGACGTACTCGAAGGCGCCGGCCGCCGTGTTGCGAGATGGTGAAAAGGCCATGGCCTGCTCCGCGAGGTAATCCTTGCGAGCAGGCTATGCCCTCACCCCTACCCTAAGCGCACCTCACCGTCCAGTGGTCAGACCGATGGCGTACTCGGCGGCGTTCTCGGGGTCCTTCTTGCCGGCCTCGACATCGAGCTGGTAGCCCAGCGGCTTGGCGATCACGTTGGTCGGCATGCCGGTAGCCAGCGCGACAGCGATGGCGACGTTGCGCACCTCGGCCTTCTGCAGTCGGTCGTCGAACGCCTCGCCCTGCACGATGCTCGCCAGGCCCTTGGCGCCAGACTCGAACAAGGACAGCGCCGGGCTGATGTTCAGGCGATCGTTGTAGATCTTGCTGTCCAGCTGGTTCGCGAACAGCGTCGCCGCCTGGCCCACACCCGGCACCATGGCGGCGAGCGTGCTGGCTTGGCTGCCGAAGAACATGGCCATCCACTCGTCCAGCGTGCCGTCGCCGTCCTCGTCGTCCTCGTCGTCGGGGAGGCCCTGCGCGATGATCTGCGCAACCACCGCCGGCAGCATGAGACCGGCGAACCAGATGAACAACAGGCGCGGCGTGCTCGCCATGTAACCCATCTCGCGGACCGCCTTCTTGGCCTCGGTGCCCAGCGTGTTGGCGAGCATGTTGAAGTAGCCCCAGAACTGAGTGAACATCTGGACGAACGGGGTGTTGATCTCAATTTCCGACACGTCCTCCGGCGAGTAGGTGCCCTGGGTGGTGCGCACCGCCTCGTCACCGTAGCGCACGGCGTCGCGCTCGTTGGCACCTTGCGCGCGGGCGTGCTCGTAAGCACCCCACCACACCACCACGTCCATGACGTTCTGCAAGCCGGTCTGCATGAAGTAGGCGTTACGCTTCATGAAGTCGTTGGCCTTCTGGAACACGTTGGGGTTCGCCAGGATCTCCTCGATCTGTTGGGTCATCTCGTAGCCCTGCCGGTCCAGACGGTCACGCAGCCACGGCGACATCTCGCTGGCCATGCGTGCCATCTCACCAGGGTTGCCGACGTAGGCGCGAACCGCGCGCAGCAGACGCGGCGCCGGCACCTTGAGCGCGGCGACCGAGAACCCGGTGACCTGCTGCAGTGTGTTGACGATGTTCGCGAACATGATGTACATGCCGGCGCGGGTGCGGATGCCGCGGAAGAACTTGTCCGCCAGCTGATACTTGCCAGGGTTGGTCGTGGTCTGCGTTGCTGCGCGCTGCAGCCAGGGCGTCAACATCTTGCTGATGATGTTGGTGTCCAGCCCGTTGAGCGCACGCGCGACGCGCTTGTTCTGCAGCAGGCGCGCGGTGTCATGGATCGCCGGCTCGAGGAACGCGAAGCGCGCGACCTTGTCGAGATGGCTGCCGATGGTGCGCAGATCCAGCTCGAGCGGCTTGTTGTAGTCGACGCGGGACTGGGTGAACCCCTTACCGGTGGTCGGGAACATGTAGCTGTTGCTGTTCTGCTGCGCCGCCTCGGCCTCGCGCTTCTGCGCCTGGTCGGCTGCGGACAGCGCGGTCACCAGGGCCGGGACGTAGCCGCCACGGTACTCGCCGAACGGCGTCTGGATCGGCGCGGCCGTCACTTCATTGAAGTAGAACCCGTAGATGTCGAAGTGGGCACGCTGCGCGTCGAGCTTGACGGTCTCGAGCAGATCCCACACGCCCTGGGCGAAGTCGTAGTCGGCCTTGGTCAGCACACCCTCGTCGATCATCCGGCTGACAAAGTTGTCCCACGCCGTCGTGTCGAGGTTGCCCTCCGCGTCGGTGGTCGCCCATTTGCGGCCGATCAGCAGCTTGCGCAGGTTGGACGGGTTGCCGGTGTGCAGGATAGCGTGCAGCAGCTCCTGCTTGCCGCGCGAGAACACGAACCCGCCTCCCAGCTCCGGCGCGTTGATCGGCGCGTAGCTCATACCCGGCTCGGCCAGGCGCAGGATCTCGCGGTACTTGGCGATCATCTCGTTGCGTTTGATGCGGGCCTGCACCGCGGCGTCGCTGACCTGCTGGAAGATGACATTTTTCATGCCGCCGCCCATCGAGTCCGTCCACTGCTCGACGCGACGACCGCCGGCCACGAAGCCCATCAGGCCGACCTTGAGCTTCTGCGCGTCGGTGATGGTGCGGTCGTAGCCGAGCAGACCCGGCAGCTCACCGTTGTTGGCGGCGATCACCGCCTCGACGATCTGGCTCGCGACCTCGTCCTGCTCGACCAGCTTGCCGTCGATCCGGGTTTGCATCACGCGGCGGGACAGCTGGAACATACCCAGCACCGCGTCGCGCATGCCACGGAACTCCTCGACGGTCAGCTCGCGGTAGTCCTTGGCCTCGGGCAGCATGCCGCTGATGGCCTCGAGCTGGTCCGCCATGCCGGGGTTCTCGCGGCGCAGCACCTCCTGGTAGTCCTGTGCGCGCTGGCCCGCCACCTCCGGCGCCAGGCCGTAGCGGCTCAGGATCTCGCGCGCCGCGTTGACCATGTTCATGTCGCGCGACTTGGCCATGCGCTTGTCGTTGCCGAACACCTTGGCGAAGTTGTCGCGCGCCTTCTCGATCTCGGTGCGCACGCTGCGCTGCTCGCGCTCGATGGCGCTGTTCAGCACCTGGCTGCGCTTGAACCCGGCGGCCGTCGTGCTGTCGCCCTTCTTGAACGCCTGCTCGGCGCCCTTGCCGGCGCGGGCTGCAGCGGCGGCCGACTTGTCCGGGCGCACGTTGCGCACCTTCTGCCGGGCCACCACCTGCGCAGCGGTCTGCCGGGCGGCGGTCTGCACGATGCGCGGGCTGCCCACGGCGGTGTTGAGGCGGGCGAACTCGGTCGCCACCATGCGGGCGCGGGCCTCGTTGGCGAGCGCCGCGTCGGCAGCGGCCGCGATGGCCTCCGGACTGGACAGGTCGCCCCAGCGCTCGAGCATGATCTGGTCGGTCAGGCCCTCGGTCGCGGACTGCAGCGGCTCGGCGTTGAGCAACGCGGTCACCATCTCCTCGCCGGTCTTGAACCCGGTGATCTCGGCCACGGCGTCCATGGGCATGCCGATCTCGGCGATCATGCCGCGACGCCCGACGCCCAGGTTCTCCCAGGGCAGGTTGCTGTTGGCGAAGCGCTCCGCCAGCTCAGGGCGTGACAGACGGCCAGCGGCGAACGCGTTGTCGCGTGCGTCCTCGGGCACCGGGATCATCTGGTAGCCGTTGATGAGGTCGTAGTCGGCCGCCATCGAGTAATGCGGCACGCCGCGCGCCTGGTCGTGCAGCATGTCCTCGAGGTCGCGCAGGTCGTAGCGGCCGCCCTCGCGCGGCATCAGGTAGCCGGCCTCGGCCAGCACCTCGGCCATGGCGTCCGGCGAGCGCCCGGCCTTGCCGGCACGCAGCACCGGCGAGCCGACGATCTTGGTCGGGAAGTCGGCCGGGTCGATGCCGAACTGGCTGACCGCCTGCTCGCGGTTGAGGCCGCCCAGCTTGGCGATGGCGGTGGTCAGGTCATCGCGTCGCGCGTCGAGGCCCTTCGACTTGGGCTCCGGCTTGACGGTGTCGACCTTGCCACGCAGGAACAACATGGCGCGGTACACCGGCTCGTTGAGCAGCTGGCGGCGGGCCTCAATGCGGGCGTTGCGGCGCTTCTCGGCGGCTTCCTTCTGCATGGCCTTGATGGTGCGGTCACGCGCCGAGCGCAGCCACTTCATGTCGCGCAGGCTGCGGGCGTCAAGCTCGCGCACCGCCTCCTCGTCGACCTCGCCCACCGCGCGCTGGTAGTCGGCGAACTGCTCCGGCGTCATGCCGGCCTGCTCGGCCGAGGTGAACAGCGGCGTCGCGGCACGCGCGGCCTTGGCGGCGGCGATGGCCTCGTCGGTGGCGAGCATGCGGTCGAACACGCCGCGCACCTCGTCGGTCAGCTTGGCGTTGCCGTTGGTGCTCAGGAACTCGGTGAGCGTGCGGTAGACCGCGATCATCCAGCTGCGCAGCTTCGCGAACAGCGCCTGCTGCTCGAGCGTCGGGGCCTTGCCCTCGAACAGGTACTGCTCGAAGGACTCGGCGACGGTCTCATGCGCGATGCGGCGCTCGCTCACCGGCAGGCGTATCCAGTCTTGCGCCGTGCCGGTGTAACCCACGGCGTCGAACACGGTCTGCATGTCCTGGGTGATGGCAGCCGGTGCGTCGGGCTGCGCGGCGATGGTGGCCTGGATCTCGAGGAACGCATGACCCAGCTCGTGCAGGAAGCTCGACAGGTCGGCCTTTTCCAGCAGGTTGATCTCCAGCGTCGCCGGGTTGAAGGTGGCGCGGGCGCCGCCCTGGTCGGCTTGGTCCTGCATCACGATGCTGGGGTTGGCCGGGTCGAACGCGCCCGAGTTGCCGGTGGCGGACTTGATCTGGGTGGGGTCGAGCGCAACGAAAACATCAGCCTCGTCCGCAGTGTTCGACAGCAGCAGTCCGTCGTATCCGCCAGAAAGCATTTGCTCCCGGATAGGGCTGTCCGTCTTGCCGATCACACTGGCGTCAATCTGAAATTCACGCGCTGGTGCTCCGGCAGCATCCACAACCAGAGGATCTTGCAGTGACAGGTAAGCCGGAAACACCCCGGCAGGCGAACCGCCGCGCATGGTCATCGGCAGCTGCGCCTCGGCAAACCGACTGGCCACCTCCGGCGATGACGTGAAAAAGCCGGCCCAGGGTCCGTTAGGGCTGTCAAACGCGTCGATCTGCGAACCGTCGCGCCAGTTTTCAGTCGGCCCGCCTCGGTACACCACCAGCGGTCGGCCCTCGGCATCGACCACCTTGCTGTCACCGAACCACGCCCAGAAGTCGCGCAGCCCCTCCTCGGTGAAGGCAATCGGCTTGCCGTTGCTGTTGCGCGTCGAGCGCTGCACGCCGTCGATCTCGATGGTCTCGGGGAGGGCGCGCGTCGCCGATATCTCTGATCGCTCAGAGCCCGCAGCTGCGGCCCTTTCCGCTTGGTTTGCGGATGCTTCTGCGGATATTTCTGCGGATATTTCGGTCGGCTGATTCAACACCGCCCCACCGCGCTGCTGCGCGCCCACACGGATGCGGTAGCGGCTGAACAGCTGGTCCGGCATGGTGCCGAGCTTGCCAGCCTGCACCGTGAAGAAGTCGCGCACGATGGTGGCGTAGGCTTTGTTCACATCCGGCGTGAAGCGGCCGGCGGTGTTGAGGTCCGCCGTCATCTGATCGAACACCTGCTGGGCGCTGGTGTCCCATGCCTCGCGCTCCTGCTGCTCGGCGATGATCTGCTGCGCCTCCTCGCTCAGGGCCTCGGTCGTGGCGGCAGCCGCCTCGGCGTCGGCGACGCTGATCGCGTCGGCGGTGGTGCGGGCGTTGCGCACTAGCTCCTGCTCAACACCGCTGCCCGCGAACGCGGTGACCGCCTCGCCCACCGGGATGGTGACCGTGCCGTCGGTGGCCAGCGCCTCATCGATCTGCTCGGCCACGCTCGGCAGCATGGTGGCCAGCTGCTCCGGGGTCACGCCGGCTTGCTCCAGGATCTGCACCAGCGGCTGCGCGTCGATGAACAGCTCGGTCGGTGCGCTGCCGGCGTCCTCGGCCGCCTGCTGCACCAGCTGCGCGAAGGTCTGCGGATCACGCAGGCGGGTCTGGCTGGCGGCCGCTGCGGTCAGCAGCTCGCCCAGCTGGTCGGCGTTGACCGTGGCCTCCTCGGCCTGCGCCTGGCGCTGGGCCTGGCGTTCCTGCACGCTGACCGTCGCCGCGACGGCGAGGTCAATCGGTGCGCCCACGCCCTCGAGCAGACCCTCGAGCAGCAGCTCGCCGGGTGAGGCTTGCTCACCCACGGCCGCAGCGGCAGCCGCAGCGCCTGCTGCGCCGCCAGCGGCTTGCGCGGCGACACGTCCGCCGACCGCCGCAGCGCGCTGGCCGAACGTCGAGCCCAGCGGGATGGCGCCACCGATGCCGGCGAACACGGCGTTGACGCCACCCTCGACCACGCCCTTGGTGGCGGCGTATGCCACGGCCTCATCGAGGTCGCCGCCGTTCTGCTGGAAGCGCTGCGCGACCTCGGCCGAGTAGGTGCCCGCTGCGGTGGCGGCGCCGGAGGCCACGCCCTCGACAGCCGCACCGGCGAGCAGGCGGTTGCCCACGTTCGCGGTGAGACCGCCCACAGTGGCACCGCCGGCGAGCGCGAAGGGCAGGCCGACGATGACTTCCTCGGTCAGCAGGTTGGTGACAGCGGTCGGGTTCTCGACCAGGTACTTGACGACATCGCCGACGCCGCCGAGCTGCCGGCCCTGCTCAACCGCCTGGTTGTACAGGTCGGCCGCGATGCTGATGCGGTTGTCCTTGGGGATGGCGTTGTAGTTGCGGATCGCTTGCGACAGCGCGCTGCGGGCCTGGCCGCTGGCGTCGATGGGTCCATCGGCCGGCATGCGCGGCTCCGGCAGGAACACGGACCCGATGTTGGTCAGCAGCCGGTTGAGCAGGTAGCCGCCGGATTCAGCGATGGTGCCCAGGCGCGCGGTGGCGCGCGGGAACACACCCGCGAAGCTGGTGTCACCCTCGTCCTGCGGCACGCGCGGACGGCGCACCACCTGCTCGACAGCGGCCAGCGGCTCGCGGTCGTCGGCCGACAGCCGGGCGTTGTCGATGTTGGACAGGTACTTGGCGGTCGAGGGGAACCGGGTGGCGAAGTCGCTGGGGTTGAACGACGCGCGCTCGCTGGCCTTGAGGGTTTCGTCCGGCACCGAGCGTGCGCTGTCCAACGGGATGCCGAGCTTGGCAGATGCTGCACGCAGCTGCGCCTCAGTGTCACCGGCGATAGGATCGTTCGCCACCAGTGACAGGCTGGTGTCCAGCTCTCGCGCCAGGTTGTTGACTTGGGGGTCGAGCTGTTCACCGGCCATGGGCGTCACCTTCGTGTGTTGGGCATGTCTGCATCCGCCTCGTAGTAGGCTTGCAGCACTTGCTGATCTGTCGGGTCCAATACGCCTTGTGCAGCGAGGTCCGCTCGGATGCGTTCCTTACTGGCGCTTGGGATGTCGCCGATCTTCATGCCGAACAGTTGCTCTTTGCGCACCCCAGTGTGCGTAAACCAGCCTGGCACCTTGAACGCACGGGTGCGCAGGAACTCGGTGTCGATGAACTTGACCACCTCGGCATCCGTGAGCTGGCGGCCTTCCTGGGCCTGCCGCTCGAGGATCCGGTCGTGCAGGTGCTGGGTGATGGCGCCGCCACGGACCTGGTCGCTGGCCTTCTTCATATCCAGCCCGATGCTTTGCAGGCGCGGCTTCAGCACTTGGCTAATTCCGCTGATGTCGAGCGTGCTGGGCGCGCCCTTTTCGCCGGCCTTGCCGCTGCCCGACTTGCCGCGCAGGTCGGCGAACTTCTTGAAGTCGGCGTCCGACAGGTCGGCGGCCAGGTTGGCGAACTGCTCGTCCGACATGCGGCGCACCATGTCCGGGTTGGCGGCGAGCGTCTGGTAGACCGTGAGGTCGGTGGCGCCGTCGTACTTGGCGAGGCGGTCGCGATCTTCCGGCTTGACCTTGTTCAGCACCTCGGCCGGCAGCTGGCCCATGGCCATGCCGCTCTGGCGCATTGACAGCGCCTGGTTGAACGCCTCCTCCTGCGAGCGCTTCACGCCTTGCTGGTACTTGGCGTATTGCGTGTCGTAGTTGGCCAGCGCCTTCTGCAGGGCCAGCGGCCGGGTCTGCAGATCCGGGTCGGCCAGCAGCCGGTTGCGGCCGTCCTCGTAGGTCATGGTCGGCGGCTTGCCCAGCCCGTTGCGGTAGGCGGCCAGGTTCTTCTGGACGTAGGGGATGGTCTCCTGCGGCTTAGGCAGGTAGGTCATCCACTCACTGGCGCGGCCTTCCTTGGCGGCCTTGGCCTTCGCCTTGTCGACGTTGCCGGGGCCGGCGTTGTAGGCAGCCCACGCGCTTGCGAGGTCGCCGTTGTAGTTCTTCACCAGCGCCATGAGGTAGTCGCGGCCAACGCGTGCGCGCTCCTCCGGTGAGTTGTCACGCGCCGGCTTGACGCCGTAGCCTGGGTCGAGGTTGGTGCCGTCCATGACCTGCATCTCGCCCTTGGCGCCCTTGGGCGAGGTCAGCAGCTGGCCGTCCTTGCCGTAGCGCCGGCCGCCGGACTCGGTCTGCATGGTGATGTTGATGACGCGGTCCATGTCCTGCGGCTGGGCGGTGGCCGAGATCTGCCCGATGACGCCCATGGCCTTGGCGCCGCCGATCACCTCGGCCGCCTTTTCATCGACCACACCGCGCGCCTTGAGCAGATCCTGTGGGGTCATCTGGTCCTTGTAGGCGCGCAGGTACTGCTCGGCCTGCATCACGCCGGCGGGGCCTTGGCCCATGGCCTGCGCGATGGCGCCCATGTGCGCGGCGCTGACCTGCTTCTGGCTGATGTTGGTGATCTGCTCGGCGGACCAGCCCTGCAGCCGGCCCTGCTTGGCGACCGAGGACTGGATCGACAGCACGCCGTCGTTGACCTTGTCCGGGTCGTTGTAGAACTGCGCGACCTGGTTGGTCGCCGTGCCGATGGTGCCCTCAGTCACCGACAGCTGATAGCTGCGGAACTGATCGCCCTCGTAGTTCATCAGGTTGCCCTTGAACGCCGTCAGGCGGTCGTTCGAGCGTGCGTCGAACAGCTGGCGCTGGTCGTCGTTGCCCAGGCTTTGCAGGATCTCGGCGCGGCGGCTGTTGAGCTTGTCGAAATACTCGGACGACAGCGGCTTCTTGTCCGGGCGCTCGAGGGCCTGCACGCCCTTGAGGTTGGTGTAACCGGTCTCAGGGTTGAAGGTCAGGTCAAGCTCGGCCTCGCGCAGCTGGTTGAGCGCGTCGTCGACCCGCGTCTGGTCGGCCTCCTGCTTGGCCTGCATGAACGCGTTGAGGCCAGAACCTACGCCGCGCGCAAACTGCTGCGCCTGGGCGGCCTGAATGCTGCCGAACGCGGCGTCCGGCGTGGCGATCTGCTGCCGCGCGGTTGGGGTGCGTCCGGCGTCGGGCGCGACCTGCGCGCCTTGGTACAGAGGGATGCGTGCCATTTACTTACCCCCTCCGCCGCCACCGCCACCGCCACCGCCACCGCCACCGCCGCTGCCACCGCTACCGCCGTTGCTGCTGCCACCGCTGCCTGCTTTCTTGCCGGCAAACTGCCCAGCGCTCGACAGCAAAGAGCCCGTGGCACCGAAGAACGCGCCGGACCATGGGTTTGCGTTGCTGGCGGCGGCCGAGTACATGTTCGCGCTGGCGGTGTAGTTCGCGGCCTCGTTCTGGTAGCCCCACGCCTGCAGCGCACCGTCGCGCTGGGCGTTCTGCCGGATGGTGTTGGCGTCGAGCTGGCCGAAGTAGTCCGTGTCCTCGAGGATTGCCAGCGGCGTGCCGGAGTTGAGGTCGAGGCCGTTGGCGGCCATGCGGGTCACCTGCGCGCCGCGCAGGCGCTGGGCCTCGCGCTGGGCCTTGATGGCGTCTTGGTTGCCACGGAACGCGGCCTCCTGCTTGGCAACATCCGCCTGCTGCTCCGCCATGATGGCGTTGTTCTTCGCCACCTGCTGTTGGAAATCGGCCTGCTGGCGCGCGGCTTTGTTTTGCGTGTAAGCGGAGTAGCCGCCTGTGGCAGCTGCGACCGCGACGGAGATGCTTACCGGATCACACATGGGGTGCGCTCCTCTGGAAAAGGTGGAACGGGAGCCCGGCCACGCCGTAGGGCTCGGCCTCGTGGAACTGGAAACCCAGCCGCTTGAGCCACCGGATGCTGCGCGTGTTGCGCGCGTCGACGTAGTTCATCAGGTGCGGATAGCGGGCTTGCATGGCCTCAACGTACCCGAGCGAGTGGCGGACAAGCACACTCGGGTGCCTGTCGATCAGCCGGGTGCCCAACATCCAGGGCGCTGCGGTCTGCGGTGACACTGTCGGCAGGGCCACCAGCCCGAACATGCACGCCAGCTCGCCGTCGATCTCCATGACGTTCAGCGTCTCGGACATCTGCACACTGTCGACCAGCGCGCGCTCGACATCGCCCGAGGCGGCCAGCACCTCGTCGTGGTCGCACGGGCGCATGTCGGCCAGCAGGGCCTCGATGTCGCCCTCTCGCACCGCGCGGAACTTAACCTCCAATGGCCACCTCCAGCGTCAAGGTCTGCACGGTCAGCGGCAGCGGCGCGGACTGCCGGATGCACACGGCGCCGTCGCGCTGCCAAGTCGTGGTCAACGGCACGTCGATCTCCTCGGTCTTGAGTTCCGGCGGTGCGCCGTAGACCTCGGTCGTGCGCTGCTTGTACTCGACCAGCTTGTCGAAGCTCGGGCCGACGAAAATGCCGCTGGACCGGTAGACCCGCAGGTACGCCTTGAGCACGTTCTTGGGATAACCCGAGCCCATGGCCGGCACCGACTCCAAGGTGAGCGGCAGGGTCTTGATGTCCGACGTGATCGGTAGGCCGATCTGCGCCTTGCTGACTTCCTGCTCCAGCGTGATCGAGCCGCCCGACACCGTCTTGTTCGGGAACACCGCGCCGTCGCCCAGCACCGCGACCTCCTCACCCTCGAGGTGCCACAGTCCGGTGATGGTGGTCGTCGCCGCGCCGGAGTAGGTGGCGCCGCTGTCGACGAAGAACGCGTCCTCAGCAGTGGCGAACGGCGCCATGCTCATGCGCTCGATGTAGCGCACGTCCTGGCCGTCGATGGTCCGCTTAACCACGACGTAGGTCACGTCCTCGTTGCCCTCGGCCACGCAGCACACCGACTCGAACACGCCGTTGGTGGTGTCGTGGGTGTGCCAGGCGCGCACGCGCTGCTCCGGCAGGTAGGTCAGACCCAGCAGCGTGCCGTCATTGCGTGTCGCCCACAGCAGCGGGATCGGCGCGCGGGTGAACGCCATGTCGGCGAACGTGTAGTTCGCGACCAAGTGCGGGGTCAGCACGCTCAGATCTTCCGAGCGGTAGCTGCCCAGGCCGTCGGCCGAGTAGATCAGCTCGCGGAACAGCGAGCCCTGGGCGCTGATGTAGATGGCCGTGATCGATGTCGTCACCGGCTGCACGTTGTTGGCGCCGACGTAGGACTGCGGACGGGCCACGACGGTCGCCGGGGTGACCGGATCTCCGGAGCCGGTGAACACGCGCCACTCGCCGCCGGCGGTCAACATGATGAGATCCGACAGCGGGATCAGGTGGCGGATGCGGTTCTGCTCGCGCGCGGCGATCTTGAAGATGATGGCGTCATCGTCCTGCAGCGGGACCGAGCTGGACAGGTTCGACTCGGTGCCCGTCTTGGTCATCCACAGGGTCTGCGGCAGGTTGTCCGTGGCGGCAAAGCAGCGGCGCTGGTCGAAGTAGGACACCGCGCTCGGGTAGTCGCCGCTGGCCTCGAACGGCTGCGACAGCTCCGGTGGGGTTTTCTGCGTGTCCGGGATGATGTTGTTGTCGGTGAAGCTCGTGCCCGAGGTCTGGCCGATGTAGCCGAAGATCCCGTTACGGAACTTGTACACGTTGTAACGCGCGGCGTCGGTCACCGACTGCCAGCGGATCACGTTGTTGTTGGTGCCCGTGTTGAGGTCGTTCTTGATGCCGGCCAGGGTGATGCGGCCACCCGAGGTGTAGCTGCCCGAGGTCGGGGCGAACTCGAGGTCGCTGGACTTGAGCGTGATGGTCGTGGTGGTGGGCACGCTGCCGACCACGAAGAACGTGGCGTTGAGCGAGTCGCCGACCGTGCCGACGATCTGGTCGATGTAGACCGGGTCGTCCTTGACCAGACCATGCGCTGCCGTGGTGGTCAGTCGCACCGGCTCCTGGGTCGTGCCGCCCGAGGTGTAGGTCGTGAACCCGGTGGTGTTGATCGCGGTGCCGCCCTCGTCGGCCAGGCCGAACGTGGTGGCGGTGACGGCGGTCAGGGTGTCGACGGTGTACCAGCCATCGGCCAGCTCAGACATGCTGGCGGCCACGCCCGACAGGTAGAACAGCTCGCCAGCGACGAGCCCGTGCGCGGCGCCCGTGGTGACGACACCGGTGCTGGCCTTGCTGATGCTGGTGATCGAGATGGCGCTGAATTGCGTCACCGCGTTGACGCTGTCCACCTCGGTGCCCAGCGCCTCGGCCGAGAGCAGCGACTCCTCGAGTCCATTCTCGGACAGCGCGGTGACCGCGTACCGGTAGAGCGTCGAACCGGAGCCGGTGCCCACGCGGGCGTTGACGCCGATGGGGGCGTCGAGCAGCGGCAGGAACGTGACCTCAGTCAGCGCCCAGTTGGTGGCGCCCAGGCGCCGCAGCTCGCGCACAGCGTAGCCGGGGTGGACCAGGGTCAGCACATCCGACGACTGGACGTAGTGAACGTCGAACAGATCGTCCTCGAGGTAGGGCGAAGCGATCTCGTAGACCCGCGCCGAGGTGGTGCCGACCGGCGTTGCCGCCACACCGAACAGGTCGGTGACGGTGAAGGTGTCCGCGTCGACGATGGTCGCCACCTTGAAGAAGCGCGTGCCGATGAACACCCAGTCGCCGGCCGAGTAGCCGTGGGCGCCGGTGGTGTTGACCGTGCTGCTGGCGATGCTGCTGATCGCGACCGTGGCCTCGAGCAGCGTGCCGCCGTTGGTGTGGAACCGGATGTACTGCTCGCCGAACTCGAGCACCATGGTCTGATCGGCCGAGAACGAGAACGGGATCAGGCGCACGCGCTTGCTGCTGTCGCCCGCCATGTTGACGTAGGCGAAGCCCGGCCGGTTCTGCGCCGGCCCGTAGGGCAGCGCGACGAAGTTGCGGCAGGTGGCAAGGCCGGTCTGGTACTTGTCCAGATCCATGCGCCCATAGAGTTCCGGGGCGATCTCACCACCCGCGAAACTGCGGGCCATGGTGCGCGTGCTAGGCATGTCAGCGTTTCCCGATCCAGCTGGCCGTGTAGGTGTTGGTAGTCTGGCTGGCGTTGGCCACGCTTTGCGCACCCAGCGACAGCTCGCGGTCGAACATCTCCAGACACCAGTTCTTCACGTTCTTGTCCTCGCAGATCGCGCCGGCGAGGTAGCTGGCCAGCAGCCACGACACCGCGTTCACGAACAGCGGCGAGAACTTGGTGGTGTCGGTGAGCTTGTAGAGGTAGCGCAGCGTCGCCTCGGGGGCGTTGGTGTAGAGGTACTGGCCCTCGATCACAAAGTCGCTGCTGTCCTGGTTCTCGTCGGTGACTTCCGGCTGCAGCACGCCGACAGCGCGCAGGCAATCCGCCGGCAGGGCGTACTTGTAGAACCAGGCGTCGGAATCGTTGGTCAGCTCGGCCAGCGCGACGCGCTTCATGGCGAACGACCAGTTGCGCATCTCCAGCGCCACGTCGCGGGCGATGGGGTAGAAGCGCTTGCACTTCTCGGCATGCGCGCTGCCCTCGGGCGGGTCGATGCTCGAGACGCTGGGATCTTCGCCGAGGTGGGCGAGGGCGAGGTTACACACGTCGATGGCGCTGGCCATAGGGATCTCCAAAAAGAAAAGGGGCCATTACGGCCCCTCTCCAGGTTTGCGGGGCTACTGGTTAAACCAGGTCGCCCGCGCCTTGCTCCTCAGCCGGTGCGGCCTTGGCCTTCGCGCGAGGTGCGCGCGGGGCCGGTGCCTCGACCGCAGGCTCGACCGGTGCTGACACCGGCTCGAACCACTTGGCCTTGGCGCCGTCCGGTACCTTGAAAGTATCTCCAGGGTAACGGCGGCGGCCTTCGTAGAAACCGATGGCGGTGGCTCGAACCTTCATGGGTCAGCCCTCGATCAGTTCACGGCGTCGGCGTAGGCTTTCCACTTGGCAACATCGTGCGTCAGGAACGCGTTGATCTTGCCGGCAGTGGTGTCGGTCGTGCCGATCACGGCCTGCACACCCAGGTAGCGCTCGTAAGCGACACCTTCCATGGGCAGGGCGATGACGGCGGCGACTTCACCCGAGTCCAGTTCGTTCAGCGCAGCGTCGTCGGTGACGAACGCCTTGGTGACGAAGTGGATCGACTGCGTGCCGTTGGTGGCGATGCTGTCGGTCGAGTCCGACACCAGCTGGAACGCGATGGTGCCAGCCGCGCCGCCGGTGATGATGTCGGTGTCGACGTTGATGACCAGGTAGAGCGGCTGGCCGGCGCCGATGTCACGGGCGACGGACAGATCGATCTGACTGCCCACGTTGATGGTGGTGCCGGCGGTGCCCACAACGGACACGGCATCGGCAAACTCAGTGCGCTTATCCATAATCATGGCGATGATCTCCTGTTAGATGCCAGCTTCGGTCGACAGCAGCTGGTCGACGCGACGGATCGGCACACCACGGAACTTGGTGAGGAACTTGCCCTGTGCGTCCTCGATGGTCTGGTAGGCCAGCGTGGACTTGTAGTTCGCCTGCAGGTCGATGGCATCCATCACATCGCGGTTGCAGTAGAACGACGGCTTGCACATGGCGAGCGACGGGATGCGGCGCAGGGCCTTGGCCATCAGGTCGGCGAGCACCGGGCCGGTGTTACCGGTGGCGATCACGTCCTCGAGGTCGAAGTTGATGCGCACGACATAGCGCCAGTCACGCACGGTCAGACCGCAATCCCAACGGTAGTGGGTGCGGTAGGCTTCCATGCGACCGCCGGCACCGTCGACCGACTCGATGGTGACCTGGCCCTTGTCCTGCATCTGCAGACCGCCGACCGAGCCCTTCGGGTAGATCCCGTGGACCGTGTTCTGGCCCCAGCCGATCAGCCAGATCGAGGCGTTGTCGTTGGCGTCCGGGGTGGCAGCCGAGGTGAGGATGTTCTCGCCGTTGGCAGCAGCCTGGTCGTTGAAGCGCGGAGCAAAGCCGGTGAAGGCTTCCGGCTCGGTGCCTTCGTTGCCGTAGAACAGGGTTTGCACGAACTCCTGGTTCATGCCCTCGATGTGGGCCTGATCTTCCGACAGACGGAACGCAGCGGTGTTGCCGTTCAGGTCAGCCAGGGCCTTGTCGACTTCGGCGTAGGCTTCGAGCATGCCGCAGCTGTCGGTCACCTGGACGGTGGTCGACTTGGTCGGCTGCACGCCGCCGTAGAGCTTGCGCCAGGTCGGCGCCGGCAGGCCGGTGCGGATCGTGGTGCGGTGGCCGGTCGGCAGGTTGCCTTCGACCCACACCATGTCGGCGAGGACTTCGTTGGTTTGCGAAAGCAGCTCGACGATCTTGTCGATCTTGCCGTTCGGGTCCAGGCGCTTGGTTACGTCAAGCAGCGTGGGGTGAATCGTGGAAAGGGCTGCCATGGTGGCCTCCTATCAGTTCATGTTGGGAAACAGCACTTGCGCGGCATCCTTGGGCGCTTGCCCTTGTTGCTGCGCGCCACCGACGAGGCGGTCCTCGCTGATGGCTTTGCCGATCTTGACAAAGGCTTTCACGAACGCCGGGTGGTTGCCCATTCCGGTCTCGTTCAGCACCTGGCGCAGATCCGGCGCGTAGGTGTCCAGCACCTTGGCGGCATAGGACAGGTTCTCGTTGAGCATCTGCCCGCCGATCTCCTTGTCGTTGACCACCTCGTCACGCCACTTTTGCTGCTGCTGCTGGAACTGCTCGGCCTGGCGGGCCTGGAAGTTCTCGATCAGCTTCACACCCATGTCGACAGCGACTTGCGCCTTGTCTTGTGGGAGGTTCAGCTCCTTGGCGTAGGCAGAGAACTCCTCGCCAATCTCGGCGTTGAGTTCGTAGCCTTCGGGCAGCTGGAACTCGTAGGCTTCCGGTGCGCCTTGCGGTGCCTCGGCTTGACCTGCGGGTGCCTGTTGCCCTTCGGCAGCGGCCTGCTGGCCCTGCTCACCGGCAGGGGCGAGCCCCTGGTCGGCGTTCTGCTGTGTCCCGGCATCAGTGGAGGCTTGGCCGGACAGCAACGATTCCTCGTTCATGCGCGTTGCTCCTGAAGCATTGCGATGTAGTTGTCGAAAGCGTGGTCGCGGATCTCCGCTTCCAGCTCAACCCCGACAGACCGACGGCCCTCGTTGTAGAAGGTCGTCGAGCTGCCGGTGAAGGAGTTGCGCGCCGTGCCCGACATGTCGAGCAGGCGGGCCATGATCCGGCGGCCTGCCGGGTTCGCCATCAGCCATTGCACATCGGTGATCTGCTGATCGCGCAGCAGCTTCTGCCGGCTTGCGAGATCGGCCTGTTGGCGTTCGAGGGCGCGGACATCGCGCGGATCAATGGGCTTGTTCATGGTGCAGACGCTAACAGCGCGTCAGCACGGTATGCACACCCCAGTCACGCCGACCACGATGGCCAGGCCGATGAGCAGGATGCCGCCGAAAGTGCAGAACCAGCCGGCGGGGTCTAAGGGAGGTCTTGACATCACACACCTGCCGGTGAGTTGTAGCCCTGGAACATCGACATGATGTTCGACAGCGCGTTGTCCTCGGTGAGATTGATGTCGCTGACGTTCTTGGCCGCTTGCGACATCTGCTGCATGGGCTGCGCCATGGCCGCCATCTGCTGCGCCTGCGCGGCCTGGGCACGCGACTCGCGGATCATGGCGACCTTGTCGTCGGCCACGATGAGCGTCGGGTCGATGCCCAGGCTGTCGGCGTAGGCGTCGATGATCTGATCGGCGTCGAGCTTGTCGACCACGTCCGGGCGCAGGCTGGCCACGGCGCCGACGGTGCCGAGCAGGCGGTCGATGGACTGCACACCGACAGCGCGCTGCGCCTGGGCCAGCGTCGACACGAACTCGACGTTGAGGTCCATGCCCTGCAGCTCCTGCGGCGGCGGCGGCAGCAGGCCGCCCTCGAGCAGGTTGGTGAACGTGATGTCGATGAGCGGGTCCAGCATTTCGTTGTGCAGACGCTCGAGCACCGGGCCGAGCATGAGCAGCTTCTCCTCGTGGCGCTCGGCGATCTCGCGCGCCGTCGTGCCGGAGCGGTTGTCGTTGGCCAGCATGAGGAACAGGTCGGCGAAGAACGCGCCGTTGATGCGGCTGCGCACGTCCTGGATGTCGACCAGCAGGTGCTGCAGGTTCAGCCCGACCTCGTAGGCCGGGCGGATGGCGTTCTGGTTGGCCTGGTCGGCGAACATCACACCGCCTGGGAACCGGTTGACCTGCTGGTTCATCATGGCCGTGGGCAGCACCAGCGGCGGCTTGGTCATGTAGTCAATCGCCTCGGCCTTGCGCAGCTGCTCGTGCTGCAGCTGCTTCACGTCGCCGAGCGCTTCCATGGCCGGCGACCAGCCGTAGATGTCGTTGCCCACGGTGGCCCAGCGCGGCACCAGGCCGGGGAACGCCTTGAACCCGGACTCGCGCAGGATCTCGCCATCGCTGGCGCCCTGCTCGAAGTAGACCGACTTGTAGGGCATGTTCTTGTTGTCGCGCTTGCGCAGGTCGCGGTCATAGCGCGGCTCGATGGCATGCACGACGGTGATCCAGGTGTCGAGACCCTTGCCGCCGTTGGAGTACATGTTCTTGACGGTCTGGCTGCAGTTCTCGAGGCCGAACTCGCGCACGATCTGCGAGACGGTCATGTCCCACTCGCGGTAAAGGGTGCAAACCTCACGCCGGTTGTCGGTCGCGATGGCGTACTCGCCAGCGGTCAGCGTCTGGTGGCGGATGACGTGCTGGTAGTCCGGCACGACAATCGAGGCGCCGGTGCCGAACAGGCCCAGCTCCTCGTAGACCGTCGACAGTGAGCGGTAGGTGTTGCTGCGCGCGAACACGTCGCGCATGCGCTTGGTCACCTCGTTGAGCCAGATCTTGACCGGCGCGAACTCCATCAGCTCGGTGTCCGGCACCGCCAGACGGAACCACGGACGGGCCGGGCTGGTCATGCCGGACATCATGCCGGCGGACAGGGTGCGCAGCGCGCGGGTGCCGGTGCTGTCGTAGATCGAGTTCCAGCGCTTGTCGCCTTTGTTCACGTCAGACGTGAAGAATCGGCCCGAGCGCGGCAGGTAATACTCGGACATGTCCTTCCACATCGCGTCCCATTCTGAGCGCTCATTCTTGAGCGCCGTGAAACGGGTTTTGCACTGGTTGCTTGCGGCCGAGTAGTTCACGCCGACGCCCTCTTGCTGGCCCTGCGCTGGTTGGCGATCTGCATGCGGGGGGTAGCCCAACGGCAGTTCGCGGCGCAGTAGTCGCCGTTGTTGTCAATGCGGTCGATGGACATGCCTTCCGGCCGTTCACCCATGTCCGCGTAAAACTGCTCGAAGCTGTCCAGCCACTCGCGGCACACCTTGATGCCGCGCCCGCCGTAGTTCTTCCACGCGTGGTGGTTCGGGTTGGTGCAACGCTGAATCATCTGAGTCCAGCTCTTGTACTCGCGAGACTTGGTCATGCCGTGAGACTTGGTCAGATTCGAGTAGACCTTCGAAGTCACCTCACGGTGCAGGCACCCGCACGACTTGGTCGCACCTGAGCGCAGCCGATAGCCGGTTGTCACGGTCGTATTCCCGCAATCGCAAATGCACGTCCAAGTGCATTCGGTGCGGTACTTGCCTGCCTGTTCGATCACAGTCAGTCGACCGAAAACTTGACCCGCCATCTCGTAGCGCACGGTCAACCTCCGAGTAATGAGTTCTGGCCCGCTGGCATGGCGCTGCCGAAGCGGCCCATGTCGCTGGTCAGTTGCTTGCGGCGTGCCGTGATGGCGCTCGTGCCGCTGTCCGCAGCGGTAGCTCCGCCGAGCACGGACGGGTTGGCGCCACCACCGGCGAGCGCGCCCTGGCCGCCGCCCTGGTTCGCCTTGCGGCCTTCCGAGGTGATGGCCCAGGGCACTTCCTCGCCACGGCTGATCCGCGCGCCCGACTTGTAGGCGGCGTCCAGCTCGGCCTGCGTGCGCTCGCGGTTCTGCTTGCCGTCACCGATCAGCATGCCGCGACGCCGGCTCGGCGTGCCGCACATGGTCAGCCGCCCAACATCGTTTTGCCGGTGGTTGTGCCACCGACGCCAGCGGGGCCGGTCAGCAGCGTGCCGCCGACGGACGAGAACCCGCTACGGCCGGCCGAGCGGTTGCGCCGCTTGGGGTCGATGCTGTCCGGCGCCTTGGCTTCCTGCGGGGGAGGAGGTGGCGGCGGCGGGGGTGGCGGGGCCTTGGGCTTCTTGGGCTTGCTGCACATGAGCGTCACCGTGTCTTGAGTGATTGGTAGGGATCGTAGGTGGTCGGCTGCTGCATATGCACACCGATGCCCAGCTCCTTGCGCGCAACCGGCTGCGCGAAGGTCAGAGCCAGCGCGTCGCCGAGGTCCGGAGACGGGAGGCCGCGCTTCTTGATGTCGTCCTTGGGCTCGAGCTGGATCCGGTTGCTGGCGTCGAACCAGTAGGTCGGCGCCGCGAGATCCTGGCGCAGGCTGATGTTGTTGGGGATCTTGCCGCCGTTCTTCAGCCACTCGCGCATGCCGAACCACATCTCGGCGCGCTTGTTGACGTAGCCAGGGTCAATAGGCCGGCCGCCGAAGTTCACCTCGATCACGGTGTAGCCCAGCTGCCGGAGGCGGTCGATGACGCCGCCGCCGTTGCCCGCGTCGACGAACACTGCGTCAGGCTTCCACTCGTCGATCTTGAGCGCGACGCGCCCGGCCAGCTCCATGTTGTCGATGCCACGGAACACTTGGGGCTCGCCCGCGAACAGGCCCTGGCGTGGGAAGATCACCGAGCGGTCGTCGCCGAAACGTGCCGGGTCGATGCCCAGGATGCGCGGCGCGAACTCGTAGTCGGTGCGACGCATGCTGCGGTGGACCGCTTGGTCCACGTCCGCCAGGCTGATGAGCTGGTCATCGCCGGCGGCCTCGAAGCTGCACAGGAACTCGCGCGCGAACGCGTCCTCGGTCATGTCCTTGCGCAGGCGCTCCACTTCCTCGGGGTCCAGCGCTTGCGTGTCGTAGACGGTGTAACGCGCGGCGTACCAGTCCGGCAGCTCCTGCGCACGGTAGAACAGCTCGCTGAACAGGTTGACGCCCTTGGGCGTGCCGATGAACACGGCCCAGCCCTTGCGGTCGGACAGTGCCGGCTGGATGATCTCGACCCACAGATCCGGCTTGACCTGGGCGACCTCGTCGATGACGCAGCCGTCGAGGCGCACGCCACGGATGCTGTCCGGGTTGTCGGCGCCCAGAATGCGGATCACCGCCTTGTTGTGTGTGAACCGGACCCACAGTTCCGACTCGTTGACCTCCACCATGCCGTAGCGGCGCAGCGGCTCGACGCGTGCCTTGAGGCGGGCCCAGGCGATGGCCTTGGCCTGCTTGAGGAACGGCGCGACGTACACGAACAGGCCCAGGTCGAGTTTGAAGTCGAGGGCCGCATGTACCAGCTGCGCGATGGCCAGCTCGGTCTTGCCGGCTCGGCGGTGCAGCGCCAGCACGGTGAAGCGCGCCATGTTGAGATGGCACTCGCGTTGCCAGTCGCGCGGGAAGTACCCGAGGTTGAGCTTGGCGGTCAAAGCAGATCGTCCGTGGGCGTCGACTTCACAGGCACGCCGGTCTCGACGATGAGCTGCATGCCACCGCTGACGTTCTGGTCGACCTGGCTGCGTTCGCGGTACTTGTCCGGCCGGTGCGCCTTGAGCAGGAACATGGTCAGCGCGTCGCTGTACTTCTTGACGTAGCCGACCTCGTTGCCTTGCCAGAACACCGGCTCGGTGGTGCCCTCGAACGCGCGCTCGTGGGCCTTGGCCTCGAGCAGGTCGATGCCCTCCTGCAGCGCCTCGTCCCAGCGCTCCTGGAAGATGATGTCCTCCTTGCGGTGGTGGTAGGCGGTGCTGGAGCTGATGTCGCACGCCTGGCACGCGAGCGTGACGTTGCACGTCCGGCGCAGCGTGTCGAGGAAAACGAGCTTGAGCTTTTCAGAGAATACGGTCATGCCGCTGATGCTGCACCGATGTCAGCACACTATGCACACCCGCAAAAAGAACCCCGCCGAAGCGGGGTGAGGGAAACAGGCACCGTTCAGCACCTGGGAGCGATGAGGTCAGCGTCTCACACGGGTCGCACGATTTCAAGCACGTTGGGGCTGGTGGCGGTGAATCGCCGGGTGATCTTCAGCCGGTCGCCTCGGCGCACGATGGCGTAGGCCCGGCCGTAGATGCGGGCAAGGATCTCGGCCGCCTTCACGGCGGCGATGGGGTCGTCGGTCATCGGGTGTAGTTCCTTGGTTTGACCTGCAGGGCCTGTTGCAGCGCCACCGGGTAGGGCGTGCCGCGCATGACGCGCAGGTGGACACGGTCGTAGAGGTTGCGGTCCGGGTAGCCGTCCATGCGCAGCCTGGCCATCAGGGCGTAGCCCAGCGGGCCGTTGGGCCGGTGGGGTCGCAGTCCGCGGTGGCGATGCACGGGGCGGATCTCCCACACCTTGAGCAGACGCTGCACAGGGCGCGTGCTGACGCCGATCTTGTCGGCCATCCAGCGCACGCTGTAGCCCTCCTGGGTGTGCTGGAACAGCCAGCGCCGCAGCGGCATGCCGATCAGCTCCTCGAACTCGTCGAACGCCTTGGCGATGTGCGGGCGTGGTTGGTAAGGCTTGCCTGTCATCGCTGCGTCGGCTCCATGTGCGGCAGGCGCAGGCCACGGGCTGCGGCGTCGGCCTCGAGCTGGATCTTCAGGGCGCGCAGCTGCGCCCACTCCTCGTCGAGCTGCTGGCGCTGCTGCTGGCGGTCAAGACGCACCGCCTCACCGACGATGTCGACGATGTCGTCAAGCATGCGCTCGTTCGCCTCAGCCCAGCCAAACAGTGCTTTGATAGTATTGCGGTCCACAGTCAGATCCTCGTGAACTTGGTGAAGTCGGTGATCGGGTACGCCTCAGACCCGTGCAGGAACCAGAACACGACGACGTGGGTGTCGCCGATTCCCGAGCAGCCATCTAGGCGCCGGTCCGGCTCGCCGGTGGCGAAGGCGTGGGCGTAGCCCTGCGGGCACTCGCGACGCTCATCGGTCAGAACGATGAGGCCGCCGGCGTTGTTGTGCAGGTAGGCGATGTTCGCGGCAACGGCGTGCTGCGCAGCGGTGAGCAGGCCGAGCAGGCCCAGGGTGATGGTGATGCGCTTCATGACTTCCTCCGTGCGCGGTCGGCTGCGAACAGCGGGTCAGCACCAACGAAAACAGCGTCAGGGCACTCCGGCCATTCCTGCCGAATGATGTCGAACTCACCTTCGTTCCACAGGCGCAGGAAATCGTAGCACTCCATGCCTTGCCGCAAAGCAAACTCGATGGCTGCGAGCGGTGCTTTCTGCTCCGGCGCTTCCTGCTGCTCGGGCTTCGGCGCGGCGGCGAGCAAAGCGCTGATGTCACGCGCCAGTACGTTGCCGTCGATCATTCCGGTTTTGCGAATCTTTGCGCGGGCCACGACCATGCTCAGAATCTGCTGTGCAAGGCCGATCTGGCTAACCTCGACAACCACATTTCCCGGTCGGCGCACCTTGATGCGCCCAGTGCCACAGCACGCTAGGCAATCCTCATCGCATCCAGCAGCCGTGCAGACTCTGTATAAGGCCATCACTCACCCCCATGCGCCGCGCAGGGCGGCAGTTTGTTAATCGTCCAAGTTGCCGGGTCATGCGGCCCGACACGCTCAGGCAAGTCGCAGTGCCGACACGGCTGGTTCATCGGGATGCCGTGCTGGCATTTGGTGACGTGGGTTATTTTCATCAGTGAACCCTCCCGAACAGCCCATGGAACACGGCGCGGTTGCACGCCTCCTCGATGATCCACTCGGCGGCGATGGCCATGGCCTCGCGCAGATCCGGGTCGACGGCCATCAGCATGAGCAGCAGCTCGTCGCCGTCATCGCACAGCACCTCATAGATCGAGCGGTGCTCTTGCCCGGCCTCGCCAACGGCGATGGCCACCTCGACCGCCGCCATGGACAGCAGCGTCATGCCGCCGACCTGGGCGTCCCAGTCCAGCGTGCCGTCGGCGTGGTAGAACGCCTCGGCGGTGTTCTCGGTGATGCGCTCGACCCGGTGGGCCATGTCGTCGATGCGCGCCAGCGGCGCGAAGAATGCGGCGTCCATGTCAGTACCCCATGGCCAGCAGCTGGCGGTCGAGGCCCCAGGTCAGCAGGTAGCCCAGCGCGCTGCCGACGGCGATGATGAACAGCGTGTCCTTGATGCTCATAGTGTTCTGCTCCACGGTTTTTATTGGTTCAGCTAGTTAAGCAAATGCTAAATCATTCGTCAACAGCCACTCGTCGCCATGACGCGACGAACTGCCACCGCCGGCGGCACTTCACAATGTCTCGCACAGTGCTTTTGGCAACTGAAAACTTGATCGCGATGACCCGGTAGCTCAGGCCCGCCTCGTGCAGCTCGCGGATCAGGTCGACATCGTGGTCGGTGAGCTTGGCCCTGGGGTGCGTCTCACCCACTCGAGATCCCTGCTCGCTCAGTCCGATTAGCTTGTAGTTCATCGCCTCTCACTCCTTGCCGGTGTAGGCAGACATGCCTCACGTCTCACATGTCTCACGTTACTTTTCTACCTTTGGATTCAGGCCCTATATAGGGGCCTTTTGGAGCTTCTTACAAATAGTTGTGAGACATGTGAGGCAGAAGGGGTAAACCCGCGCCCCCACTGGGTTTGCGGGCGACTCACATACCGCCTCACATGTGCCTCACAACCCCCTCACTCACCCACTTGTGAGGCAGCAACTTGCAATTTTTTGCACCAAAGGCGGGGTTTTTGGCCCCCAACCCGTATTTGACGGGACTCGAACCCCAGCCGCTTGAGGATCGAGGCGGCAGTGTTTATGTGCGGTTTCCGACCCAGTTCTGAGGCAGAAATGTGCAGCGCACCCATCAGCACCTGGGCCGTCGAGAACGGTTTGTCGCGGTTCGTGACACCCTCGTTTTCAAAGCTCGCGGGCTCGTCAAGCCATGCCGCGATCAGCTCATCCCAGGCGTGCTGCTCCTCGAACTTCTCATGCTCATCGCGCGCCAGCAGCTCGGCCGCCTCGAACTCAACCCGGCCGTTGGCCTTGAATCGCTCCGCGCCCTCGGCCCACAGCTGCAGCCGGTCGCGCTCGATGGCCTCGGTGTCGGCCCTGGTGATCGCCATGGGCAGCCACCGGCGCCGGCCGGTGTTGTCCGACAGCATCTCGGTCTCGTTGGTGGTGCCGATGAACACCAGCCGGCGATCCATCTTGACGGCGTACTCCTGATACTTCGGGGTCCACTCGTCCACGCGCCGGGTGATGAACGCCTTGGTCTCACCGGCCTGGCGCTTGTTGAGGCCCTTCATCTCGCCCAGCTCAGAGATCAGCTTGCCGCGCATCAGGCGCACCAGCTCGGTGTCTTTGTCGCCCAGGTCAAGCTCCACGAAGAACTCGCGCGAGGGCACCATGGCGGCAATCGACTCGGACTTGCGGCAGCCCTCTCCGGACGACAGGATCGGCACCATGTCGACCTTGTGCCCTGGGTCCAGCACGCGAGCAGCCAGCGCGGTCCAGGTGTAGGCGCCGACCGCGCGGGTGTAGGCGCTGTCCTCGGTGCCGAAGTAGCCGGGGAAGAATTGATCGATGCGAGGCACGCCATCCCAGACCGGCACCTCGTTGAGCAGCCACAGCTGCGCGCTGTCGATGCGGTTCTCATCGGCACGCAGCCCCACGGCCTCGCGGATCAGTTCAGTGCCTGCCGTCAGGCCACGGCCCTCGAGCACCAGGCGCAGGCGCATGTAGTCAGCGTCGCGGAACGCACGCCACTCACGCCGGCCCTGCGGGGTGATGACGCGCTCGCCACGGAAGTCATCGAACGCGATGTCGACGCCCAGCCACTGCGGTGAGCGCAGCGCCAGCATGACGTTGCCCGGCGTCGACAGGATCTTGCCGGTCTCGATGTTGCGCTTGAACTCCGGCGCCTCGACCTCGCCCTGCTCGGGCTGGTAGTCGACGACCTCGAACTGGGCAGCCACCACGCCCAGCGCCTCGAGGTAGTCGCCATCGGTGCGGTGGCCACAGCTCTGGTGCTGGCACAGGAAATGGCCCTGCTCGAACCCACCCACGCCCTTCGGGAAATAGCACGTCGCGGTGTCGTCGCTGTCGGCCTTGCTATGGCCGCCCTCGAACGGGCACCGGATGAACACCTTGCCATCGGACCCCACGCGCTTGACCCAGCCCTCTGCGCTCAGGAACTCGACCACCTCGTCGTTGATGTCGACGGCCATGCGCTGCTTGATGAGGGTCTTGCCGAGCGTGAACTCGGAGCTGACCTCGGTGCCCACCTGGGCCACGATCTCACCCCACACCGCGTCGAGCTGCGCCAGCGTCAGCTCCGGGAAGTCCTCGGGCGTGCCCTGGTCCCAGGTGTAGCGCTCACCGCTCGGGTGCGCACCGACCGCGAAGAACTGCTGACCGGTGGCCAGGAACTCGACGGCGCCGTGGCGGGTGGCCACCTTGCGCTTCGGGATCTCGCCCTCGAGCATAAACGCACACAGGAACTTGCTGCTGTTGCCACGACGCCGGGTCGGCAGCACGCCCAGGTGCCGGGCGATGATCTGCTCGACGAGATCCGCTTCGACCGGGTCCGTGATGTCGACATCCAGCGCACGCACGCGCCGGGTCACGATGCATATGCCGTGCGCCGGGTGCGACGCGAAGCGCTGCAGATCCGTCACGCTGGTGATCTTGTCCTGCCAGCCCTTGATCCCGTGGCCACGGCCATCGCGGCCCACGACGCTGGGCATCTTGGCGCCCGGCCGCCAGCTCGTGTTATCGGCTGGCGGCACCGCCGGGTCGGCCACGAAGGGGAGGATGTCGTCGGTGATGCCTGCAAGGAAAGCCAGTGTGTCCCAATCGGCCTGGGACGCGCCCCACTGGCCAGTCACGCTGTCAGCTCCAGGAACTCGTGGAACCGGTAGGCATACTCGGCCAGCAGGTTCGGCGCGCAGGGCACCGTGCTGTCGTTGTAGAACCACATGAACCGCTGGCCGCCCACGTCGGTGAACTCGCCTTTCGGCTTGGCCACGATGCGCGCGAACTCGTACTCCGGCGCCTGGTAGTCGACGCGCTGCTTGGTGTCGATGCCCAGCGGCTTGTAGTTGCGGTTGAGGAGGATGTAGCGGTCGTTGCCCAGGTCGGCGACGGCGTAGGGAAGAAGCAGTGAGGCATAAGGCCAGTCGGTCAGTGCATGTGCAAAACCTTGCTGGACAAGCGCTCGCAGGACATGGTGCTTTGTCATGCGGTAATACTCCGGTGCTCGGAGTCTTGAGAAGCAGCCCGCGAGGCCAGTCGCCCGTCACAGTAACGGGTGGGCTGCTTCTCAAGACTCACTGTGATATTCAACTGGCAGACACAGGTTAGCGTCTGCTCACGGGTTGCGCAATCGCTCAATCATCAAGCTCAACGCGGAACTCCGACTCGGTCACCACCTGCTCGCCCAGGCACTTGCGCGCGAACTCGCAGTCGCGGCAGGCACGGGCCAGGTCAGTGCGCAGCAGACGCGGCAAGCGCGGGTTGGCACGGTTGATCTCGACCGCAGCGCGCTCCAGCGCCGTGGCCAGCTCCGGCGACGCGCCGCGCCCGTAGCGCGCGCGGTCATTCGCGAGGTGGTAGAGGTACTGGCGCGACGTGCCGGCCGCATCGGCCAGCGCGCGCTGCTCATCCGGTGAGGCGAGTCGCATCCACGCCTTGAGCTGGGACATGCTGCTCACGGCTGCACCTCCCGCGCGCGCAGCATGGCGTCGGCGATCTGGTAGGACCGCTTGGCGAGCCCTTCCTGCACGGTCGGGTAGTGCAAGCTGCCCTCACCCCGCACAAACGCGTTCATTGCTTGGGCCGCAAAGTAGTCGCGCAGTGTCATTCCACTGATTTGAACAGTCTCATGGCCGCCGGGTGTCTTGACGTGTGCGCTCATCGGAAACGCCGGCCCACCATCCTTGATCTCGCTCATGTTAATATCCTGCTGAGGTTGTTTTAGCAGAGACAAGCATCCGCTAAAGGATAGCACCGTGTCAACGTCCGACATCTACGCCGTGCGCCGGCGCAACCTGCGCCAGGTGATCGTGCAGTACGAGGGCGCCACGAACTTGGCGCGGCGCCTCGGCTACACTTCGCCGTCGTTCCTGAGCCAGCTGGTCGGCCCGCGACACAATCGGCAGATCACCGAGAAGGTCGCGCGCCACGTCGAGGATCGGCTGTCCCTGCCACTCGGGTGGCTGGACAAGCCGCACCGCGAGACCGGCACACCGCTGACCGAGGACCAGATCAGCGAGGTGGTCGAGTTCGTTGGCCAGGTCGTGCAGGACATGAAAGCAGCACCCAGCCCGCGGCAGTTCGCAGAGCTGGTAGCTCTCGTCCACGAGAAGGGCGGAATGGACGAGCGCTTTACACGCCGCCTTGTGACCCTGATAAACAACAAGTAAATGGACGAACTCAACCGGCAACGCATCCACTACCTGCTCACGCAAATGCAACGGCGCAGGCCCGACAAGCCCTGGCTGCAGCGCGCGATCCTCCTGGTCGTCGTGCTACACCTGGCGATCGAGGTGGCGCCCTTGTAACGCCGGCCGCCCTTCGGGGCGGTTTTCTTTTGCCTTTTGGTTTAGCAAGTGCGAAAAGGTATTGACAGCGATTCAGCAGCTGCTTAATACTGCGCTGGCACCGAGGCCCACGGAAGGGTCAGGGAGCGCGAAGGCCGCGCCGGTGCTCACCAGAACAACATCGGAGCGCAAGCCATGAAGTTCACCACATCCCAACGCGCAGCACCCAAGACCAAGCACGTCTGCCAAGGCGGACCGTACTCCGGCGAAAATATCTGGCTGACCAAGGAAGCACCACGCGAGTCGATGGTGTTCACCGCGCGCGGCATGCGCGGCAAGTACGTCGTCCCCCAAGAAAACCGAGCCGCAATGTGGTCACCCTGCTAAACCAACGGAGCAACACCATGAGCATCGAGAAACTGATCGGCGACCTGATCGTCGCCCTTGACCGCAACACCGCCGCCCTGCAGGCCGTTGGCCACCCGGCGCCCGCGGCTGCCGAGACCGCCGCCGTCATCGAGAAGGCGCAGACCGCTGCAAAAAAGTCGACGACGGCGCCTGCTTCATCTGCTCCGGCACCGGCCGCCGAGCAGCCGGAGCCGGCAGTCGAGACTGCTTCGCCTGCAGCGGCACCGGCCGCTTCTGAGATCACCCGCCAGGACGTGACCGACGCGGTCCTCGCGCTGGGCAAGGCCGGCAAGCGCGACGCGCTGGTCAAGCTGCTCGGCGAGTACGGCGTGCCCAAGGCCAGCGCCCTGGCCGACGACCAGCTCGCCGGGTTCCACGCCGCAGCTCAGAAGCTGCTCGCGTGAACGTCCGCGCCTGGCGACTCGACGCGAACCGCGTCACCCAGGTGAGTGTCGGCATCCGCTGGCACCGCCTGCCGCCGGGATGGCTGTTCGTGCTCGAGCTGCCATTCTTCAACATCATGCTGGACACGGGGGCTGACCAATGACCCACGCAATACTATCCGCCAGCGCGTCACACCGCTGGCTCGCATGCCCCGGCAGCATCGCGCTGTCGCAGGGCCTGCCCGACACCGCCGGCGCCAGTGCGCGCGAAGGCACCGCCATGCACGAGGTCGCCGCTTGGTGCCTCACCGATGGCGCCGACGCTGCCGCCTACATCGGCCGCGTGATCGAGGTCGACGGTCACAAGATCGAGTTCACCGCCGACATGGCCGAGCTGGTGCAGGTCTACCTCGACACCGTCCGCGGTCTCGTCGAGACCACCGGAGGCACGCTGCTGGTCGAGCAGAAGGTCGACTACTCGGCCGTGCTCGGCGTGCAGGACTCGTTCGGCACCGCCGACGCGATCATCCTGGCCGACGGCACGCTCTACATCATCGACCTCAAGACCGGGCAGAACGAGGTCGAGGCCGAGAACAACACCCAGCTGCAGCTCTACGCGCTGGGCGCGCTCGAGGACTTCGGCCTGGTCTCGGACTTCGAGACCGCCGTGCTGATGATCTCGCAGCCGACCAAGCGCCGCGAGCCGAGCAGCTGGGAGATCAGCGTCGACGACCTCAACGCCTTCGGGCGCAAGGCCGCCACCGCTGCCCAGTGCGCCGCGTCGCTGATCTACACCAGCGCCGACGCCGAGCCGGTGCCCGAGGCGTACCTCGTGCCGGGTGATGAGCAGTGCAAGTACTGCAAGGCGAAGGCCACCTGCCCGGCCCTGCGTCGCCACGTCAGCGACACCGTGTTCGAGGACTTCGACGCCCTCGACAGCACGGATCCGCTGCCCGCACCGGCCAGCCCTGTGACGCCCGACACCCTGGCGGTGGTCTACGCCAAGCTCGACCTGATCGAGCAGTGGGTCAAGGCCATGCGCGAGCGGGCCTACACCCACGCACTCGCCGGCGGGGATCTGCCGGGGTTCAAGCTGGTGGCCGGCAAGCGCGGCGCCCGTGCCTGGACCGACGAGGAGCAAGCCGAGGCCACGCTCAAGTCGATGCGCCTCAAGCAGGACGAGATGTTCACGTTCAAGCTGATCAGCCCGACCGCTGCCGAGAAGCTGCTCAAGGACCAGCCCAAGCGCTGGGCCAAGGTCAGCACACTGATCAAGCAGTCCGAGGGCAAGCCGGTGCTGGCGCCGGAGACCGACAAGCGCCCGGCCCTGCGCATGGCGCCCGTGTCGGATGAGTTCGGAAATCTTGATTCTGATGCGTCCGACCTGTTGTAAACCTATTTAGCATCCGCTAAAGTAATCCTGTCGCCGTTGAGCGGCAGAAACCCAAAGAGGAAACACTGATATGAAAATCCAGATCCAGAACGTCCGCCTGTCCTTCCCGCACCTGTTCCAGCCGCAGGCCAACAACAACGGCGAGGGCGATCCCAAGTACAACCTGACTGCAATCGTGGATCCCGGCAGCGACAACGAGAAGAAGATCCTCTCGGTGATCGAGACCGTCGCCCGCGAGAAGTGGGGCGAGAAGGGTGCCACCACCCTGGCCGCGCTGCGCAAGGGTGACAAGGTCGCCTACCGCGAGTCGGAAAAGACCAACCAGTCCGGCGAAGTGTACGCCGGGTTCGAGGGCAAGCACTGGTTCTCGGCCAGCTCGAAGGTCCGCCCGACCGTGATTGACCGCGACAAGTCGCCGCTGACCTCGGCCGATGGCAAGCCCTACGGCGGCTGCTACGTCAACATCATCGTGGACTGCTATGCCCAAGACAACGCCTATGGCAAGCGCATCAACTTCGACCTGAAGGGTGTGCAGTTCGTCAAGGATGGCGACGCGTTCTCGGGTGGCGGCGCAGCGAGCGTCGACGAGTTCGACGTGGTTGAGTTCGCCGACGCCGACGACTTGACCTGATGCTCGCGCCCTCCCTTCGGGGAGGGTTCTTGCTTCTGCGCATCGCGGTGTGCAGACGCAAGAACAAGAACGCGAGCGCCTGCCATGCCTACCCTCTGGCTCGACACGGAAACGTGGAACGAGCACCCGATCCAGAACGGAACCCACCGATACGCCGAGACCGCCGAGGTCATGCTGTTCGCCTATGCGCTCGACGATGAGCCGGTGTCGGTGTGGGATCTGACCGCCGGCACACTGATGCCCGCCGCCCTGGCCAGCGCACTGCGCAACCCCGACGTGCTGCTGGTAGCCCACAACGCGGCGTTTGACCGCACCGTGCTGCGCCATGCCCTCGGCATCGACCAGCCGATCACGCGCTGGCGCTGCACGATGGCGCAGGCATACGCCCACTCACTGCCGGGTGGCCTCGACCAGCTGTGCAGCGTGCTCGGCGTTCCCCAGGATCTCGCGAAGCACAAGGTCGGCAAGGAGCTGGTGCAGCTGTTTTGCAAGCCGCGCCCCAAGAACCAGAAGCTGCGCCGCGCGACGCGCGCCACGCACCCGCAGGAGTGGGCGCAGTTCGTGGCCTACGCCGGTGGTGACATCGACGCCATGCGCGCCGTCATGGCCCGCCTGCCGACGTGGAACTACAAGGGCGAGCACCTGGCGCTGTGGCACCTCGACCAGACGATCAACGACCGCGGCATCCTCGTCGACCTCGACCTGGCCACCAAGGCCATGGACGCCGCCGCGCGGGAGAAGGCCCTGCTCGCCGAGCGCGCACACGCGCTGACCGAGGGCGAGCTGCAGGCCACCACCCAGCGCGACGCCCTGCTGCGCCACCTGCTCGAGCAGTACGGCGTCGACCTGCCAGACACCCAGTCCGGCACCCTCGAGCGCCGCCTCGACGACCCGGATCTGCCGGCGCCGGTGCGCGAGCTGATCGAGAACCGCCTCGCCGCCAGCTCGGCCAGCGTCGCCAAGTACAAGAAGTTCGTCGCCTGCGCCAGCAGCGACGGGCGCCTGCGCGGAACGCTGCAGTATTGCGGCGCCGCCCGCACCGGCCGCTGGGCCGGTCGCCTGGTCCAGCTCCAGAACCTCCCCCGGCCATCGCACAAGCAGGCGCAGATAGACCAGGCCATCGAGCTCATCAAGGCCGACGTGCTCGACGCGGCGGTGCCCGACGTGATGCCCATGCTGGCCAGCTGCATCCGTGGCACGCTCCTCGCGGCGCCGGGTCGCCGGCTGGTGGTGGCCGACCTGTCCAACATCGAAGGCCGCATGCTGGCGTGGCTTGCCGGCGAGGCGTGGAAGCTCGACGCGTTCCGCGCGTTCGACGCCGGCACGGGCCCCGACCTTTACGTCGCCGCCTACGCCAAGTCGTTCGGCGTCAGCGTCGAGGCCGTGCTCGAGAACAAAGCCAAAGGCGACGGCATGATGCGCCAGATCGGCAAGGTGCAGGAACTCGCCCTGGGTTTTCAGGGATCGGTCGGCGCGTTCGGCAGCATGGCCGCCATCTACGGCGTCAACCTGCCGGAGCAGGAGATCCTGCGCGTGGTCAAGGCGTGGCGCGAAGCGCACCCGGCGGTGGTGTCCTACTGGTGGGACATCGAACGCGCCGCCCGCGACGCGATCAGCATGCCAGGCACCACGATCACCTGCCGGCGCCACAAGCTGCGCCGGGATGGCAGCTGGCTGCGGATCTCGCTGCCGTCGGGCCGGTGTCTGTGCTACCCGTCTCCGCGCGTCGACGACGAGGGCAAGATCAGCTACATGGGTGTGAACCAGTACACCCGCAAGTGGGAACGGCTGCACACCTATGGCGGGAAGCTCGTCGAGAACTTGACCCAAGCCGCTGCGCGCGACGTGATGGCGCACGGCATGCTGCTCGCCGAGCGCGACGGGTTCGAGGTGCTGCTCACCGTCCACGACGAGCTCATCACCGAGGCACCGGAGACCTTCACCGCCGACCGCCTGGGCCAGCTGATGTCGACCAACCCCAGCTGGGCACCGGAGCTGCCGCTGGCCGCTGCCGGGTTCGAGACCTATCGGTACAAAAAGGAGTGAGCACCGCTTGCTCGTGGCGTTTAGCATATGCTAACGTCATCGCTCAACAAGAACACAAGGGGAGCAACATGAAACAGATGACTTACTGCGGGCCGGACACCCGCATTACTGGCGCCACCGCACTGGTGCGCGACGACCCCGTCACCTCCGCAGGAGTCCGCAAGGGCCTCGTGCTTGCGCAATTCGACTGCACAGGGCTGGTGCTTGACGGCGTCCACCTTGCTTTCGGCTGGCACCTTTTCAACCGGGGTGACTGGAAATGAACACCCAAGACCGCGAGCGCGTGATGGCGCTAAAGCGGCAGATCGCCCTGCTGCGCAAGCAGACCAGCGACGCCATCGACAAGCAGCTGCTGCTGCTCAACCAGGTGATCGACCTCAAGGCCGAGCGCGACCGCCTCGCCGACGAGATCGCCGAGATGGCCGTGTCCTATCAGCGCTGCATCGCGCAGCGCGAGGATCTCTACAAGCAGATCAATGACCCCGACCGCCGCTGGCGCAACGAGGGGTTCGAGAAGTGGAGGGCCGACCGTGCGTGAGTCAGAGATCGAAGCCTACCTAGTGAAACGGGTGAAAGAGCTCGGCGGTGAGTGTAGAAAAATCGCTTGGATCGGGCGCCGTGGTGCGCCGGACCGGCTGGCTATGTTGCCGGAGCGCCGCAAGCAAGTGCGCCACGACGGCCCGTGGGGCACGCGCTACGACAACAAGTTGGTATCAGCGGCCCAGACCATCTGGGTCGAGCTCAAGGCGCCGGGCGTCAAGCCGGAGCCGCACCAGTTGCGCGAGCACGAGCGCATGCGCAAGATGGGGCAGCGCGTGGTCGTGATCGACAGCATCGAGGGCGTCGAGGAGCTGCTGCGGTGAGGGACTTCACCCCCCGCGCTCCGCAGGTGCCGCTGATCGCACACATGCTCGACCTGCCGCGCTGCGCCGGCCATGCCGGCACCGGCATCGGCAAGACCAGCAGCACGCTGGCCGCGCTCGACACCCTGCTGCTGGCCGGTGAGTCGCGCAAGGTGCTGGTGCTCGGGCCCAAGCGCGTCGCCCAGGACACATGGACCGACGAAGCCGCGAAGTGGGTGCAATTCCAGGACCTGCGGTTCAGCAGGATCATGGGCACGCCGGCCGAGCGCGTCGCCGGGTTGCGCGCCAACGCCGACATCTACCTGATGAACTACGAGCAGCTGCCCTGGCTGGTTGACCGCCTCGGCGGCGACTGGCCGTTCGACACCGTGGTCGCCGACGAGTCGACCAAGCTCAAGGGGTTTCGCCTCAACCAAGGCGCGCAACGCACCCGCGCGCTGGGCAAGGTCGCGCACCGCCACGTCCGCCGCTTCATCGAGCTGACCGGCACGCCGGCGCCGAACGGACTGGTCGACCTGTGGCCGCAGCTGTGGTTCGTCGATGGTGGCAAGCGCCTGGGCCGCACCTTCACCGCGTTCACCGAGCGCTGGTTCACCACCGGCCGTGACGGGTTCTCGCTGCAGCCGCTGCCGCACGCCTTCGATGAGATCAGTGCGCTTATCGGCGACGTGTGTGTCAGCATCCAAGCGAAAGACTACTTCGACATCCGCGAGCCGGTGGTCAGCAACATCGAGGTGCATCTGCCCCCGAAGGCGCTGACTCAGTACAAGGAGATGGAGCGCGAGATGTTCCTCGAGATTGCCAACACAGGCGTGGAGGCGTTCAACGCCGCCAGCCGCACGATCAAGTGCCTGCAGCTGGCCAGCGGCACGATCCTGCTCGACGACAAGGGCAAGTGGGTCGAGGTCCACCGCGCGAAGATCGAGGCCCTGGAGAGCATCATCGAGGAGGCCGCCGGCATGCCGGTGCTGGTGTCCTACTCGTTCGTCGCGGATCGCGAGCGGCTGCTGGCTCACTTCAAGGGCGCCGTCGACCTGGCCACGCCCGAGGGCATGCGCAAGTTCAAGGCCGGCCAGGCGCCGGTGGGCATCGGCCACCCGGCCAGCATCGGCCACGGCATCGACGGCCTGCAGCTGGTGACCAACATCATCGTGTTCTTTTCGAGCGACTACAACCTCGAGAACCGGCAACAGATCATCGAGCGCATTGGCCCGACCCGCCAGTTCCAAGCGGGGCTCGACCGGCCGACGTTCGTTTACAACCTCATCGCACGCGGCACCCTGGACGACATGGTGCTGGCGCGCGTCGAGACAAAGCGGGAGGTGCAAGACCTCCTCATGGACAGACTGAAAGGGGAACAGCGATGATGTACGACTTGGAGGAGATGTGCGCCGCTTGTGGGAAAACCTACGGCGATCACATGGGCACGCTTGCTATGTGTACGGTCGGCGGTGGTGGGCAATTCACGCCAGCAACCGCACCTGCCGGCAAGGTCACCAGCGACGGCAGCACCGCCAGCTACTACGAGCTGCCGGCCGGCGCGACCGAGCTGCAGCACCTCATCAGCCACCGCGACATGAACGCGCAGATCGGCGAGATCTTCCGCGCGTGCTACCGGTACGGCCAGGCCAGCCACTCGGACCGCCTGCGCGACGCCAAGAAGATCAAGTTCTACATCGACGCCGAGATCGCTCGGCTGCAAAAGCAAGGAGCCACCCATGGCTGACGACGCCGACCGCGCCTTCGAGCTGGAAGAAGAACACCGCCAGCAGTCGCTGGCCAAGGTCGAGCCCTTCACCCTGTTAAAGGGCAGGCCGGGTGAGTGCGATACCTGCGGAGAGCACAGCATGCGGCTGATCGACGGCATGTGTGCGCCGTGCCGTGACCGTTACAAGCCGAGGGCCTGGTGATCCTCACACCACTGGACCTGCAGACCCTCACCCGCCGCACCCGGTACGCTGCCCAGCGCCGGGTGCTCGCTTCACTCGGGATACCGTACCGCCAGCGGCCGGATGGTAGCCTCGTGGTCCTCGCCGCCGACATCCATGCGACCCCGCAAACACGACCGTCACCTCCCAAGTTGCGTCTTTTACCGGCACGGCGCGTACTTCCTCGTCAAGGCCGGCAAGTGGACTCGCCTGGGCGCTGACCTGCGCACCGCGCTGATCGAGTACGCGCGGCGCCAGGCGCAGACACCCGGCGGCATGGTCCAGCTCATCGAGCAGGCCCTGCCCGAGATCGTCGCGGACAAGCGCCCGGCCACCGTCAAGCTCTACACCCTCGCCGCCCGCCGGCTGCAGGAGATCCTGGCCGAGTTCTCGCCCGCCGAGGTCACCCCGCAGACCGTGGCGCAGCTGCGCCGTGGCCTCAAGGACACGCCGGTGATGGCGAACAAGTGCGTCATGGTGCTGAAGATGGTCTACCAGTGGGCGCTGGAGAACGGCGAGGCCACGACCAACCCCTGCATCGGCATCGCCAAGTTCAAGGAGACCAAGCGCACGCGGCGCATCACCCGCGAGGAGTTCGCCGCCATCCGGCAGCACGCATCGGAGCGCCTGCAGGTGGTCATGGACTTGTGCTACCTCACCGGCCAGCGGATCGGCGACGTGCTCAAGATCCAGCGCCGGGATCTGACCGACGCCGGGGTCTACATCCGCCAGCAAAAGACCGACGCCGAGCTGACCGTGGCGTGGTCGCCCGAGCTGCGCGCAGCGGTCGAGCGGGCCAAGGCGCAGCACGGCAGCGTCGCCCGCATGCGCCTGGTGCCCTGGGCCTACCGCACGATCCACGAGGACTGGACCGGCGCCGTGCTGGCCGCCGGGGTGGAGCACGCCACGCTGCACGACCTGCGCGCCATGTCGGCCACCGAGCTGGACCAGCAGGGCGGCAGCGCCCAGGCCCTGCTCGGCCACACCAACCCGCGCATGACCGAGCGCTACCTGCGCGACGCTGATGTGCCGGTGGTCAGCGGGCCGAGTATTGGACAGTCCAAGACAGGCAGGGGGTCGGGTCTCAAATAATCAAGGCGCTAGGCCGTCCGCAGTTACGCGCCTGGTACTCGGAGAAAACGACGCATGACCTTGACATCGTTCAATGTTACGGTGTGCGCTGTCCAAAACAAAACCCGCCGAAGCGGGTCTGCTTTGCGAGGCGAGGTCAGCGAGTATTGGACAGCTCAAGCTGCTTGCCGACCCAGCCCTGCAGCGCGATCAGCGCCTGGGTATTGCGGTCGGCCTCGAGCAGCAAGCCGGCTAGTCCTTCTGCGGGGAGGCAAGCGTCTCCGCTGCTGTCAGGAAGTCGGTCACCACCGGCGGCTGCATCAGGGCGGCCGGCGGCTGCGGGAAGGGTGGGCAGACGACGGGCCGAGGCGTCGCGCAGCCGGCGAGCAGCGTCAGCATAACGAGCGTCGAGAGCGTCAAGGCGCTTTTGGTATCCATCGGTAACCTCTTGTGTGACACGCTGCTGGTCCGCCGCGCGCTGCGCGGCGTCGGCCTTGGCCTTCTCGACCTCGGCCTGCCACCCCAGGCGCTGGGCCTCGAGCTTGGTGCGGTAGTGGGACGCCGTGCAGGAGCCGACCACCAGCGCAGTCAGCAGCGGGATCGCCGCGACCTTGAAGATCGGCAGCAGGGCGTTAATCGGGATCATGGCCGGGGTCACGCAGCAGCACCGCCACCACGCCGGTGATGATGGCGCAGGCTCCGAGGATCGGCTGGTACTGGTCGCCCATGATGAGGGCGTTGGCCAGCAGCAGGCCGGAGATGCCGGCCCAGGTGCTGGGCTCTTTGAGGCGGGCGAGGATTATCTTCATCTCAGTCACCTCGGTTGAGTGCGCGGATGCACTGGGTCAGCAGCACGGTGATGCCGACGGACACCGCCCACACCGGAACGATCATCCACAAGGCGACGGTGCGCAGCAGTTTCATGCCTCAGTCCTCGATCAGGTTGTGCGCAACGCGACGCACCCAGCCCTTGCCGAAGCTCGGGAAGGTCTTGAGGTCGCACAGGAACAGCAGCCGGTGGCCAGCCAGGGCGGCGTCAAGCTGCTCCGGGTTGGCGGCGTTCGCAGCGGCGATGGTCTTGGGGCCGAGCACGCCGTCCTCGGTCAGCCGCAGCGTGCGCTGCAGGAGCTTGACGGCGCGCGACACACCGGCGTTGACACCGGTGTCGAACATGTCGAACCGGATCGAAGCGGGCAGCTGGTCTAGCTTGAGCGGGCGCCAGTACAGGTCGAGGTAGATCCGGCGGGCCTCGCTCACCGGCATGTCCTTCATGGCGCCACGGTAGCCGTTGGCGCGGGCGACCGCGATGGTAATGCCCCACATGGTCTCGCCACCGGGGTCGGCCGGGTGGTTCGAGTAGCCGCCCTCATGGCCGAGTAGCTTGGTGAACGCGGCCGCGAAGTCCATCACAGCGTCTCGCGGTTGTGCTGCGCAAGCAGCTCGTGGCGGTCGGCCTTGCCGGCCAGGGTGTCCTTGATGCTGTCG